ACCTAAAAATTCACATTCAAACTCAACTTTGAACTGCTGCTCACTCGTGTTAGCGATCGTTTGCTCTTTCCAAGCAGCATCTCTACCGGGGACTTCTGACCAATGAACATCAGTGGGAACATATTCGTTTCTACCACGTTCAGCATCATGCCACATGCGGTAGAAGTGGTTCATACCACGTGGTGTGGATACGATAATTACCTTTGTGCTTTGTCCAGAAGAAATAGTAGGATAAACAGAGGCAAAAAAGTCATCAGCAATGTGATTCGGGATGAAAGCGAACTCGTCAAGAAAGATGACATTATAGGATCCGCCTCGGACAGCAGATGACGAAGTAGAGTTAGATGAAACTTTGGATCCATTTTCCAGTTCCAAAGATCCTTTATTCCAAGATATAATACCCTGCTGCATCCATTTTGGTAAGTTCTCATAAGCAAGTTGTAGTCTTCCAAGAAGGTCTCTTGCCGTGGATGCCTTGTTTGCAAGAATAGCAATATTTACATTATCATTGAACACCGCATAATGTAACAAATATGAAACACAAGTTGTTGACTTACCCGTCTGACGAGGCATTTTGCAGATATTAAATCTATATTTGTGGAAATTTTGAATCAGTTTCTCCTGAAATGGATACATTTTAAAGGGAACTAGACCGTGATCCAGAGACACAATCTTGATATAATTTCTAGCAAAATATACAGGATCTTCTTTACACTTTAAGAATTCAATAATCTGTTCTTCTGTAAATTCAATTGGAGTGTTGGCTTTTTTGAGCAGAGGATTGCCCAAATAAACATCACTAGACATATTGATACCCCCTTTCTGGACCCCAGTGCTTCATTCTGTAAGATATGTTATGCTCACATCATCTGCTGCTTCTTGTTGGGAAACATATACTTTTCCATTTATAAAAACTTTCTTACTATTAGGATGCTTTTCTCCACCTTCATACTTGTGTCCAAAAGAACGTCCTTTTAGTGCCTCACTCTTTTTTCTACAAGTTTCTTCGGTATGCTTTCTTCCAATATTTTTTTGAGTTGCTTTATTTAAGTTTTTCATAAACCAAGCGTTATTGTGCCACCCATACTTATGTAGTTCTCTACTACAAACATAAAGGTGTTCTGGTATGTCTTTTCCACCTTCACATCTTGGGGAGAAATGATGGACATCCATACCTTTCATCTGTTCCCAAGTTAATTCCCAATTTTTACGAGCAATATTTCTTACTGTTTTGGGACTTAATCTTTCTTTTGGAATTTTAACAATAGCAGACACATTTGAATCCCAATCTAAAAATATTTATACAAGATAGACTTCACTCATAAAATGTTTTTATCCTTGATACACTACAGAAGTTGCGTAAATATCAGTTCCACTATTAACAGATATAATATTAGTTCTTTCTTTTTTGATTAATAAAAATGATTGAGGCGGCATATGAACTGTTCCAACAGTGACTCCAGCACCAGTTTTTTCAATTATATAGTGATTTCCACCTCCAGTATGTTGAATTAACACATACTGTGCTCCAAGTCCATCAATATCTGAAACTGTCGTTCCTATTCCTGATAATTGTTGAGAGTTTCCTAAAATTTTAATAGGTCCGTACATTAGTTACAATTCCAACGACGAAGGGCTTTGTTGATTCTTGAATCAGGATCTCTTGCAGTTTTTGCTGATGTATTTTTTGCTTTGTGACCTTTCATTCTGCGACAGAAAGAAGCACGACGTTTTGCTCTTTTTCCAGTTGGATTTTTTTCAGTTACAGCAGTTTTAAGTTTAGAACCTGGATTTTCACGACGATAGGCATTAACTGCCTTCTGACTTAATCCATCGGTCTTATCTTGACGATTAACTTTCTGCCAGTCTTCTAGTAATTCACTTACACCTAATTCTTCTCTCCAATTTGAATATCCCTCTTTAACACAACGATTATAAGTTTTTCCAAATAACTTTTGAGTTCCTTTTTTCTTATATCCAGGCCAACATTTTTTTGCTGCTTCTTCGATATCATGTTCTCCACTATCTAGATAATCTGCTGCGGTATCAAGATAATCTGCTGCCTTAGTAATTTTTGATTGAATCCATGCCTCAATATTTCCTTCACCCTTTATTTTTTTCTGGAGTCTTCTTACCGCAGAAATTACAGTTGCAAGTTCTGAACGAGCCATTGAATACTCATGATCTTTTTCTTCATTTGCCGGATGAACAGTTGCAATATTGTACTTCATTTGATTCGAAGTAAGTGCTGATGGCATGGAAAACATATCCCAATATTTAGGACCATATTTACATTCATTTCTAGTTTCATCCTTTTGGCATTTAGGACAATATCTAATCATTTCTACTGCCTCAGATTTAGTTCCCCAATTGTCTGCACCAACTTTACGACATTTTACAAGTGCTCCCGAAGCATAAGCACTAGGCCAAACACTGTATCTGGACTTTACCTTATGATAGCAAGCATCTTTTGTTCCACTACCTTTTCCAGGTTTGTCTTTTGTTGCTTCGTTGAGTTTCATTGATTCCTTAATTCCTGGTTCTGCTTTTACGTAATTTGGATCTTTTTTACCCTTTGCAAAAGTTGGAACATTTGTCGGTGTTGCTGATCCAGACTTTTGTTGCTGTCCCTTATCTTTTTGTCTTTTGCGACGAATAGCAGATCTAATTAATTTTTCGCCTTTTTTACCCTTTCTTTTTAGTGCATTTAATCTCCCACTACTAAAACATTTTGGTGTTTTAGTCTCACCGGGTTCATTTGCACAAGGTGATCCATCTGCCTGAACCCACCCAGGTTTTCCCTTTTTTGATTTGGAACCACTAAACCAATGATGTAAAGTTCCCTCATTTAATTCCTTAATCCAATCATCTGGAGTCTCATTGTTTTTTCTCACAAAACTATTATGAAGTTCTTTCGCAGTTAAATTATATTTTTTCATAATACCTCTCATTAATTTATCAATAGAATCGTAAGAAATATTATTTAATTTTTTTAAACCATTTTCTAATTCAGTAATTGAATTTTCTTTTTGTTCATTAAAAGGAGATTTTGATTTTGTTTCTTCACCACCTTGTCTTTGTTTACGAGCAGCACAATGAGATTTTTGTGAAAATCCTTTCGGATTTTGACAATCTATTGATTTTTTATAGTCATTAGACCAACTCATTGAATAAGAAATTACTCTTTATTATTTAGAAAACCTTGTTTGAGTAATTTTGAAAGTTCTGAAGTAGATCCTACAAAAACGGCATTATTAGTAATGCTGCTTGGAGATTTGACAACATCTTCCTCAACATCTTTTAACTTTTTTTGTAAATCTATTAATTTATCAGTTACATCACCAACACTTTTAATTAATTGGCCAGCTACTTCATATGCTCTTGGGGAGTCGGATTCTCCAGCGAGTTCCATGATCCCATTAATTGCTTCCTGACCCTTTTCGATTAAAGAATACAGGTTCGCACGAGTATATTCATAATCTTTTTTTATATCATTACTATTTGAAGATTCAACTCTAACAATAGGCATTTCTTTTTCAACTTCTACAATTTCACTCTTTATATTCAGAGCTTCATCTAATTTATTATAATTATTAGGCATAATTATTAAATATCAATTTTGCGAGTTGGGCTATAATCTTTTCCGTCTGAGAAAAACGTCCATTGCTCATTAAAACCGAAGTCATCGTCAGGATCCGCATTGTATGGGTCGGGAGTTACAGTATATCTTAATTCTCTCTTTGCATTTTCGGTATCTGTACTAGTATACAAATCAACTTGCACTTTACGAATGAGACCATCAGAACTTTCTGCAATAGGTCCGAATAGATAAGTTTTTGCTGTAAATGATAAAGTGTATATTAGAGCTCTTCTTGTAGAAAAATCCCCCTCATAATCATCTTGAAAAGATATATTTTCAAGAACTATTGGTATATCTCTTTTTTCACCAATCGAATCAACTAAGTCTACTGTTAAATTAAATCCTGGTTGAAAATACGGCAATATTTGCTCTACAATTTGTAAAGCATCATCATTTAACTTGGTTAGGATATTCAATTCAAAACCAATGTTGTATGGAACCGGCATAAAGACTTTTTTTATTTTACCACCATCATCACATGCTTTAAATGTTTGAGTCACACTCGTTTTTCTTGTTGGATCATATTGAATTGAAATCATCTCAAATGACATTCTTGGTAGTGAAATTTGAGTTGCTTTATTTAATTCTGGTTGTTGTTGAATTCTTGCAAGAAACTTTTGTCTTGGACCATACGCAATGGGAACTCTTACATCGCTAAAATTAGAACCATTTTGTTCACTGTGGCGAATGTGAATCTGATTAAAAAGTGTTCCGAAAGATATAATAGTCTTTCTTATAATTTCGTGATAATAATAAGTTCCTAACATTAGTAATTACCAAATGGATTTGACTCTGAAAAATCTATAATGAGATCTGCTTCTTCTTCAATTTCGTCATTTTGACTATATTTATCATATGTATCCATTTGTTCATATCCTTGAACGGTATACAATGCTCCTGATTCTGTTCCAATAATTGTTTCTCCTGGAAAGAATGGAGACTGTGTTTTTCCAATACCAGCATTAGAAATTTTAAGAATGTTTGTATCTTTATCCCAATTTTTAACTCTTGCTCTTGTTTGAGATCTGGAACCTCTCACGATTTCATTAAACAGATAAGTTCCAATACCTGTAAGAATTTCTGGATTTGCAATCGTAACCGTTGGTGTAGAGGTATATCCGAATCCGGGATTTGAAATGTATATTGCCCTTACAGCATTATCAGTTCCAACTATTCCCATTGATGCAATACCAACTGCAGTTTGCCCAACTCCACTAATTGCTAATTGTCCGGGAGTAGAAACTGTAATAACTGGTGCAGTTCCATATCCAATACCACCGTCATTTACAACAAATCTAATTACACCATTGTATGTTGTTTCAATAGAGCAAGTAGCAGCTGCCCCACTACCACCACCGCCAGAAATAGTTATAATTGGTGGGACGGTGTAACCTGCACCGGCGCTTGTTAAATAAATTTTTTCAACTGATCTAACATTACCACGAACTGTTGTTATTGCAACCGCCGTAGCATTATCCCCAGATAATCCTGTCGGTGAACTGCTGATAGCAACTATAGGATTTGTAGTATA